TCCCAACTATTATCTAGGCTATCATAGGCGTTGTTATAATCACCATGAGCTAGATCGCTTAGGAAGTCGTACCCGCCAGTAACACTCTCCACACTTGTGTTGTAAGTCTGCTCTAATGGGTGTTGTATTAGGTCACCTACTGTATCAAAAAATCCTCCACTCATGATACTATAGCCCTGTTTTGTACCCTTCTCCAATTTATACCATCCGAGAAAGCTACTGTTGGACCACCTACCTCATCCCTTACGTATATCAAGGATGAGAACTCCTTCCCACTAGTATTAGAAGCTGCAATAAGCGCACTTGGTAAGTTAGCTTTAGTGTAACCAGGTATCTTAAAAGGGAAGGGACCTAAAGCCTCATATATACTGTGAAACCACTTAGCCATCTCAAACCCTATTGAGCTATCAGTGATAGTAGGTGGTGGGTCTAGCCGAGAGCTATTAGGCATACTTAGATCCTCTTATATCAATCTCTAGGGCTTCTATTCTTAACATGTCTAAACCTGAGTATTCTAGCTTCCAAGACCTACGTTTAAAGGACCCTAACCTAGGTATAGACTTATTAATTCCAGTGCTAATTGCTCTGGGAGTACTAAAAGTTCTATGGTGATCATCTGACCAAGATAGCATAATATCTGTGGCATCGGAGCTATTACTAGTAGTATCCCCAACTATAGATAGCCTGTACGCGAACTTATCAGTCATTGTACCGAAGTCATTCTCTTCAGTGATTATACGAATAGGCACTGGTATATACTCTGAGTTGAACGTATCCCTGTCCCTAATAAGGCTTATGTTTCCGGCATCTTTCTTAGGAGCTATTATCTCTGCAGTAACACCAGTAGCGAACATCACCTCTGTAACACTCCCTTGAGATGCTCCAGATACAGAGTTTTTATTAAGTAGTGATGCTGGGGCACTTATAATCTCAAAAGCATTTAGAGACGATAAACCTGTATCAAACTCTGACCAAATCTTATTAGTATTATCAAAAACTACAGTTTGTTGTGCATCACCTAGATGACCCTCAAAAGTCATCCTAATTTCTGTCACAAAACAAACTAGATGGCCAGAGAGCCAAGAAGATGCTAAGATAAACTTAGTAGCGAATGTTGGATCAGAGAGTACAGCATAAGAGTTTAATAAAAACTCGTCTATAGAGTCTGTTGAGACCTTAGAGATCCTGAAATCCTCTATTAAGAATACACCAGCAGTTCCCGTGGTGTGCCTACCAACAAAGAAGATAGAATCTCCTGATTCTGATACTGAGTCCCTATCTACCCCACCTGAAAGATAGGCGATATCCCTTCTGACCTGAAGCGGAGACCCAACAGGGTTACCGGCATCAGAGAAGAATTGTATAGAGTTTGATCCTATAGCGCATATATGATTATGGTGCTTAGCTAAGTAAACACCACCGTCACTCAAAATATCGGCTTCGATAAAATCGGAGGCAGTCCAAGTCTGAACCGCGTTCAAGTTAGAATTGTAAACTATTCCATCTGTAGTCATCACAAATAGATAGCCATCTAATGAAACAGCCCCGCCAGCTAGATCTTTACCTAACCCACTGGCAGCAGATGTTCCTGGCCAGTTAGCTGCGGTGATGTTTCTTAGTATTGTAGGAGTAGCTTGGTCTATGTAATAACCATATCCAGTCTCTGGACAAGTGATAACAAGTTGAGTACCAACTAATGTAAAAAAACATTTACCGTTGGAAGCTACTACAAAGCCTAAAGATGTTGAGTAATTTCCCTTATACACTTTATTGTTATGGACTATATAGGTATCATCCACACCTTCCCAATAGTACATCCCTTGTCCTGTCCCATAGGAGAGCCCATTTAGAGTTGGGTCACGGGTAACGGATAAGACTGGTCTCTGCTCACCATACATTTTATCCCCAGAGTACTTAGTGAACAGCATATTCTTAGTGCCAGAACTACTAATAATGATCCCATTAGTGTCATACTGCTCAGGTATTAGATCACTTACAAGAGGCTGCCTACTAATAGTCATTATGTTCTATTTCCAAAGTTATCTGGTTGGAAGTATAAAGAGGTTTCCAGCTCAGAGTCGAACCCTCTAGAGGTCTCGTACCACTCATCGGCCTGTTTCATAAGCCTAATATAGTCTTGTTGAGGTATCCCGTACTTAGGCGATAATGCTTTAGCTAGGTTTGTAGCAAGAGGCATATACCACTCTTGAGGGAAGTCTGGGTCTTCTTGTATTAGGTTAAAGTCATCGAGAGTTCTTTGAGTTAGGAGTTCTAAGTAATTACGCTCATCGCTACCAGTAGGCCACACGAATAGGTTGGCATTGGCCCCTATTTGTGGATCATAGTATACTTGATTTATTACACCAGAAGTATCTCTATTAGTTAGGTTATAATACTCTGTTCTAGAGATAACTCTAACTGGAATAGATGTTGATCCATATAACTTATCATAAGCTTCTAGGATTAGCATAGGTCTGTTAGACTTATCAGCTTGATGGTAAGAGTATACTACGGCTCCCGAGTCTACATCTGCTGTCAGATTATTAGTCAAGGTTACAACACTCCCAACAGGTGCCCCATTGATAGTGTTCCATTCCACCTCAGCGTTGGTAGTGTAAATGCCTATCGAGTCTCCACTTATAAGCCCTGTAACATCTGTCAGAGTTACTGTATTTGTTCCTGATAGTGAGGACGCTGAAGTGGTTGTCTCTGAGAAGCTATTCACAAAGTGATCTGTCGAAGCTATCTGTAAGTTGTAGCTTGTCTGTGTCTTATTTACGAAGAGGTAAGACTTCTTGACAGCAAACAGGTTAAGACCCTCTGCTTGCCAAGTCTTAGTCATCATATTCAGAGTTCTAATAGAGCTTGTCAGCTGATCAGTGTTAGGGGTTTCACCTTCAGATAGAACACCTAAAAGTTCTAGAGCCTCTGTCACTATCTCTGTTGTTGATACTAGAAAGGTTATTGTTTCACTTGTTGACATTTTGACCCTCGTATGCTTCTCGTTCTACTTTTTCTTTGAAGCCTCTAACAAATACATAACTAAAGTAAAACTTAAGCCAACCCATCTTATACACTTGATCGACGTGTATAAACTCATGCCTTTGAAGTGTTTTAAAGTGGTCTTTATAAAACTTATGATTCTTATTATAGAATATGAAAGGGTACAGAGTAATACCAGCTATACTATCTTTCAGAAACCAGTTGTCGCAATGTATTTCAATTATCTTCATTATTCTGACTCAAATATAACATACGTTATTGTTAGGTCTACATGGCTTCCGCCAGACAGTTCAAAGTAATTAAAAGTTGCAGCGGGATTGCCTGCTCCAACTGCGGCATCTATCTGGATTAAACCATTACTAGATCCGTCTTGGCCTATCCACCAATCAGTGGACGCACCCGTTGATTTGTCATACGTAGGTGATGCTGTTAGGTTAGCTTTAGTAGACCCAGTGATAGTAGCAAAAGTATTTGGGTCTGCTATAGACACTGTACCTTGGTTTAGGGCAACAGAGTCATACACGTCTATTAGTATGGAAGATCCTATCGCTGTTACAACAACCTCAGTCCCTGTACCACCTAAGTCTGCTATATTTACTAGAGCTGTTACTTTCGAAGTATCGAAGCCTGCATAGCCACCCATATTCAGTTTAAATTGCCCTGTACCCAGCTTGCTGGGAATACCTTCACCAAGATGGTATACAGACGAACTTGAAGCCATTATAAACTGACCATAGGCTAATGGTGATATGCTCTCCATCATCGACTGCGCATCTACAGCTGAAGATGGGACATTTGTTGAATCGAATGTAACGTTTGATGCTATAGTCGACAAAGTTCCGGTAGCATCTAGAGTTATGTCGTCTGCTCCATCTGTTATTGTTATATTCGACCCAGCCTTTATCGTCTTGAAAGGTAAATCGTCTGCTGATCTAGCTTTAGCTAGTGTAGTACCTGTTCCAGTGTTAGATGAACTAGTTACTGAATCTACACTAATATCTATATCATCACTCACGGTGGCTACTGTGAGGTTACCGCTGCCTGAGATAGTCCTTAGGTCAACTCTAGCGCCAGTAAGGCCTTTGTAAAGGTTACCTGTGCCTGTTCCTACATTAGTTACAGAGTCTAGGGCATTTATAGCATCAGCTGCTTGACTCTTACTTGTTGCTCCATCAAAAACTGTGTTATAGAAGTCATTCAAGCCTTGAAGCCAGCTAGCATCTATCGTAGTTACATTTGGAGTGAATGTTACATCTGTCATTTAAACACCTTTAAAGTGTGTTTGTGTTGAAGGACCCAGAGGGTATTCCACCGCCTGGTATCGCCCTACCGCACGAGTTATTACAAACAGCATCATTGCACACTGCCATGCCAGCCACACCTGATTCTGTTGTACTGCAAGCTGCAATAAACACATCCTCTGGTGGCGGTCTAACGGGATCTAAGGCTCTTATATTGTCTTCCCTGGATCTTACGAAGTCTTGAGGCTGTCTTGGTTCCCAATCCATAGGGCACACAAGCCGGTTATCCCAAGTCTTCTTGATATCTTTAGCTCTTATATCGAAACCACACATATCACAAACAACCCAGTGGTTCCCGGCTTCATATCCGGGAGCTGCTGTGTGTTTGCCCCTAGCATCCTTCTGAGTGAATTGTGTATCTGAGTTAGATTTCATTACTAGTTAGTGCTGCTCTGCAAGATGTCTAGTGTTACGCCTGAGCCGTTGATTGCTACAACAATCCTTATCCCACGGATAGGGAATAAGTAGCTGCCGTACCCATCGACTGTAGCGTTGACTACTGCAGGATCTGGGCTATCTAACCACTTTGCATTTGTTTCCCAGTCTGATTTACTGGCAAAATCTGATGGGTCTTGAAATGTGTGCTGAACTGAATATGTTCCAGTTGTTGCTACATCCACCCCAAGGCCAATCTTAAAATTCGGTTGGCGGTAGTCGACTACTGCTGAGCCTGTACCGGTAGTTGTTCCTGTAAATTCGATCTTAATAGGTCGCATTTATGTTTCCTCTATTTTGATTGAAGATTGAGGGGCTTCAAAAAGAAGACCCTCTCTCATCAAAGTACTTCTACTAAACTCCGCGAGAGCCGTAGATACCACGCCAGTCAGTCCAACCGAAGCTGTAACGTTCTGTCGCTTTATACTTAGCGTTTTCAGTATCGAAATCATTATCGGGACTGAAAGCCATTGCTTCACGCTCGAAACACATTGTGCCATACTGGCAGTCTGTGCGCAAGAACCAAGCTGTAGTGCTAGTAAGGAAGTTGTTAACTTTATAGCTAGAAAACTTACCCATAGCATTGATAGCATTGATATCATTGGTAGAACCTGATGTGAAACCAGTACCTTCTGGTGAGTTAACCAGAGCGGCAGTAGTACGACCTTCAGAACCAAGAATACGCTTAGCTTCGAATTGAAGTTCACTAGGAACAATCAATTGAGTAGGCATTTGGTTAATCAGGATACCACGGTCAGTTTCCCACTTAGAGATATCAATACAAGCTTGTTCCAAAGCAGCTTCTGACAGAGACAAGTCTGTAGAAGAACGGTTGCTTTGAGTTCCACCGGTGAAGTTAGGATGTGCTGTTGAAACCATATTCAAGCCGTCACCGCCAGCATAGGCTGTCAGGAATGCACGGTTGTATACGTTTGCACCAACAATCTCCTTAGTTTGACGCATTGAGAATGCTAAGTCTTGAGCACCACGCTTACCAACTACATCGTACAGGTTATCAACCATAGCTTCATGAGTGATCATGAAACCTAAGGCGTAACGTACGTGAGTGTAGCGAGTAATGTATGCTTGAGTAGAATCATCATATACAATGCTTTGACCTTCAGGTTTGATTTGAGCAATCCCGAAGCCAGTTTGACCAACATGCTCTTCGTAAGCGCGACGAGAAGTCTCAGTGGTAAACAGATCAGTATATTGAGTGTTAAACTCTTTATACTTAGCTCCGTACCAAGCATCAATTCCCGGCCATAGCGCTTTAGGAGCACTAGAGGTTGTAATTAAAGCCATTTTCTATTCTCCTTAAAGAGTGTTAAGTGTCTTGTTAAACTTAACAATATAGCGAGCATCTGCCAGAGTCCGATCGTTGTCGGGAGCAGTTACTTGCTCAACTACAGTACAGTCGCTGTTTACATTAGCGGCGATAGTGTAGGTTGAATTGCCAGTTGTAGTGTTTCCTGTACCTAAAGCGAAGTCACAAGCATCACCGACCTGAAGGTCGAGATCTGCTGCAGCTGTGCCATATGCTTCGAACAGAGACAGTTCAGCAGGTACAATACCTACTACACCGGCTTCTGCTGCTAACAGATGACGTTTGCTTAGAGTGTCAGGGTCGAAATAGCCAGTTTGACCATTGAAAGTAGTCTCTTTACCAAGAGATACAACAACACCCACTACAGCAGTTTCAGCTGTAGCAGCTTGGATGACAGAGCCATCTGCTGCAGTTGTGTCCATTTGTACTACATCACCAATAAACAGATCGGTAGATGTACCACCGGCTGTCTTGGCGTATTGGCGAACCAAAGCGGTCCAAGAACCAGTAGCGAGACCTTCAACAGGTTTAAAACCGGCGATACGGCTAGTATTTGCCATTTTTAAATCTCCTAAGATTTAGTTTAGTTTCGTTCCATATTGAAACTCCCATAGAACCCTTCTTTTTCAGTGAGTCCTTTGAGAGCTTGTTCTGTACGATCTACCTTAGAAGCGTCTGCTTTAAGATCATCTTCATAGAACTCCATAGGGAGCTTCATGAGATAGTGAAAGTAACCACCGCCTGCAGGAATCCGATGCACACTTCCGAGATTCTCAGTAGTGTAAACAGATGCTTCGCCTACCATTGCACCCTCTTCGGGCCTAACGAATTCGTAACCTGCTTGGATAAATCGTGCTATTTGAGACCCATTTTCGTCCAAATCTAAAGGAAGTGCATAATGGTAGTTCGGATCCTTGTTCTGAACTGTGAGGATATCTCTAAATCCCCCCATGGGTACTCGGGTCTCTCTGGTGACCTTGTTGTCTAAAGGGGTTTTTCTTTTAGGTGGACGGCCCCTGCCACGCTTAACTGGTTGTTCAGCTTCTGTTGCTTCAGTTTCAATGCTCATCTATTAAGCTCCTTTCTGTATATCTAGTTCGCCCATCTTTGCAAGTTGTCCTGCATATTCATCCAGAGACTTCATAGCCCCTGTTTCCACGAAAGTTCTACCAAACTCTAATTGAGTTGAGTTTAGGTTACGTGCTGAATACTTCTTAGAAGACGATGCAGCTTTAGCTTTACCTTCTCCTGGTTCAGAAACACCTTGTGGCGAGTTTCTGCGCTTAGCAAACTTAGTAGGAAATTCTTCCTTAATTCTGCTAGTCACTTTCTCTAATACCTGCCTAGGTGAGTTTTTCAACTCAGGGTAACTCTGCAGGATGTCTCGTGCGATACCGTCTGTAGCGTACCGTAATGCTGTATCAGTATTATACCAAGGGTTCTCGGTTAACCACTGATTCACTTCTTGGCTTACTTCAGGTGCCGTTTGGGGTTGATTCTGGCTATTAGCAGTGTTAACAGTTTGTGAGACTTTGAGATCGCTGATCTTGTCGTCAATCTCTGTTACTTGGTCGTAGTCTTCCAACTCCATTGCGTCTTTCTTAAGATTTTTAAGATCTCGTAGAGCTTCCTCGTATGCGATCTCATCCATCTTTTTATTATGTTCTGCCAGTTGGCTCATGCCTGCTTCTAGCTTCTCAATCTTCTTATCTTGCCCACGCAATTGCGAAGTTTGAGACTTGATGCGGTCTAGTAATTCTCCACGCATGTTAAAAGTCTTAGCATCTATCCACTGGTCTTGTTCACCTTCCCACTGGTCTTCAGGCCTCCAGCCACTTTCAGTAGCTTTAGATTCCTCAGTTGTTAGGGTGTCTTCACCTTCTATAATCTCGACTTCTTCAGTCATCTTCCTCTCCTATTGTACAAATAATATCAATATCGTTCATGATAAGATAAGTTTCTTTAGTCTTAGGATCGTATACATTCTTACCAGCATACTTGGCAAAATAGACTTCTTGTCCTACCTTAGCCCAAGGAGCTGACCACTGATCCCAACTATCTTCGCCTACAGCTATCAAAGTGCCTTGAATGATAGCGGCTTGTTCAGCCTTCTCATTCTCTAACTTAATAACGATACCACTATCAGTAGTTTTCTCTAGACTCTGTTGCTTTAGGATTATCCTATTTCCACAGGGTACAATACCTAACTCAATCATAGTGTTATCTCCTCAGGCTCGTCAACCATATCTTCGATATAGCTTAAAACTTCTTCTAGAGCTGCTGACATTCCAGTGCTCTTGCTTTGGTTTATTGCTATACTCTCGAAGTTGTTGCTAGTAAAGTCGGACTTAACCCAACCCAATACTAACTGGTCTAATGCTGATTCGATTGTGTACCGTAGTGATTTTGTACACGGATTTTGCAACCAGATCTTGTGTTGCTCTTTTGTAACTTCGTCCAGTGTGCGCTCAGCTTTAAGCTGGGACACCTCCGGATTGTACTTGTTGCGGATTCTGTCCACCTTGCATCTCCTGTCTTATCGAGGACTCTAGTCCCGATACCTTGATGTGATCATCAACTATAGCTCTGTATGTGCCTAATTGTTGACCTTCTTCAGCAGCTTCTGCCTTAGCCAGCCTTTCAATAGCCTCATACTTTGCTCGGAAAGCATCGATCTCAGTTTTGATTGTTTCCAATTCAAATTCCTTCTCTTGAGGACTAGGCGGCTGTGGTGGTAGCTGCATTAACTTGTCGATATCTTCTTGGCCTTCAGCTTCCAAGACTTGCTTGGTAGCTAAACCTACATTGATAGGTAAGCCTGACACTGCCTTCTGAAGGAGTGAGTTAGCTTTAACCGCTTTTTGCTGATCCGTCATAAAGTTTGGATCAGAGGTGGGCGAGATATCCATGCCCTCTGAGTCGAAGTCTTCTATAGTAGCAATTGGTTGCGGGTTTTGCTGAGCCATCATCATAATTTGCTGAGCTTGCTCTGGCGGCATACCTTGCGGTATCTCCGGCTGAACCATACCTTCATCCAATACCATATTATAGTTATCTTCGTCTAAATACAAGCTGTTAAGCCTATAAATCATTCTATATTCTTTCTTAAGTTGCCTGTGCTGACGCTTGTAGATACCGTTGAATACCTTCAAACCTTGCTCCAATACAGCCATTGTAGTAGTAGCTGCTTGGTTTTGACCTGGGTTCTCTCCAGACATAACATCCGTTACAGATGAAATACGTTGACCAGACTCTATCAACATCCCTAGTAGGTTGAACAAAACACCTGAAGGCTCTCTCAGTGGAAGTGGTACGATACCATTCTTGATATCTGCTCCACTGGAGTTGACTATCTTCCACTCACCTGGGCGGAAGCGACTCTGCCCACCTTTTAAGTGTAGTCCTCTGGAAATGAATCCAGATTGTAGAATTGTTTGAGTACCAGCATCGACTAGCTGGTTGATTATAGTGTTTACGGCTTCGTTTGTTGGCCCTAGAAGACGACCAAAGCCAATACCGTAAACTTTACTGTTTGGGTCTGATACAAATGTGTACGGTACAAAATACTTAGTAGGATAGATCTTAATGATCTGACCTTTAGCATTAGCCTCTATACCATCTTCATCCCAGCGTGCTACAATGCGTAGGACTCGCTTAGTATCTCTATGGTAAGTTACTATGTAAGGCTCTTTGTACCCATCTTCGTCTAGATCTAGCCAACAGTGAGACTCTATGATCTCTAAGGGGGTATCATCTAAATCTGATACATTCTTCAAGCCAATAGTATCATCACGCGCGCCTGTAACTTCCCTATCTATAGGCTCTAAATCTATATCTAAGAAAAGGCCTTTACGTTGTAGCTCAATTATCTCATTCTTTGACATAGGCAAGATATGAGACATCCTAGCGCGGTCATAGTCCTCAGCGTGATAGTTAAGGATTAGATCTTTAGGCATTACTAGAGTAGACCGGATCTTACCGAGGTTCTCTGAGTAGTATACTTTCTTGTAGCATAGCCCTATGATAGGGAGGACCAACATCATCCTGTCCATCTCATCTAACCAGTCATCCATCTCCTCTAAGACTTGGTAAGACATGTACTTACCAACGCGATTAGCGCGCTTTAACTTAGATCCGTCTGGGTCCTTACCAATTACACGAGCCCTTACTGGGTTTGTGCTGTTGACCAGCGCTGGTAATGCTCTTGCATGGAACTGTAAGCAAGATACAGTCATGAGTGGGTACTTAACGTTAGAAGCATTCTGCCAAGGGTAAGATTTAACATCAATAGTCTGAGCCGCTAGCTTCAGCCACTTCTCGTGGTCTTCTAACCACTCTCTACGCGAGAGATCATCATTCTCTACGTCTGAGCCTATCTCTTCACCTATCTCTGTGAGTTTAGATTCCTCTAACTCTTCAGCGATATTGATGTAGCTTAGTGCATTTTGTATATCATAACTCATTTATAATAATCTCTTTACTCTTGTTTGCCTTCAGATACAGTAGAAGGTGTCTCTGGTAGAAATCCTGGAAATATGTCTTCATTGACCAGTATCAAGTACTGCGACCCATCGACCATTACAGTTGATTGTGGTTGATCACCGACAATACTGAACAGGTTAGTAGTCCCAAAGTCTTGAATATTTGTGTATCGCATTATTGATTTCTCAGTCGCTAAATCAACTATCTCTACAGTATCTATAGTAAACAAGGTTGGGGCTGAGAGGTCTATTGTTAATATATTGGTTCCAAATGCATACTGGGTAAAAAAGTTCTGTAGAGTTCTCCCAGCAAAGTCTGTCAAGTTGATATCTCCAACTTTCGGTGGTCCTAGCTCATACCCTGTAGAGTTGTTAACGCTGTCGAAACCCGCAGTTAACTTAGCTCTATTTTTATGGTTACTCATCAGTATTAGCCTATAAGTTGTGATTGCCAGAATGTATCAATGCCGGGGTGCACGGCATAAGTCCGTCAAACGGGTCTTGATTTACTAGAACTAGATAACTCTCCCCAACAACCAGTTGTTGTGTATCACCACTGGATGTAGTGTTAGAAAGTACGGCACCGAAGTCAACAAACTCTATATATCTTACTAGAGATTCTCTCTGTTTTCAGATCAACAAATTCTATGATATCTACCATAGATGCAGCCAACCCTCCTCCAGTAAGAACTACCGTCCACACAATAGAGTCGAATGAGGTTGTAGCTAGTTGTGTAACTGTGGACCCAAGAATTGTAGAGGGTGTAAGGCTGCCTATGTCTGGAGACCCTGCCACAAAACCATATGAGTCAGAGACTGCATCATATTCTGCGAAAAGTTTGTGATTGTTAATTATACTCATTACTTTACTAGTCCTTAGAGAGCTTTACTGTATCCAACAGATGATGGGGTGCACGGTAGGAGGCCATCAAAAGGGTCCTCATTTATTAGGAGTAAGTACTTCTTTCCATCTACCATCAGGAGTTCGTTTAGGTCTGGGCCTGCTAAAGTGCCAAGTATAACTCCTGTAAAGAAATCGGATAGTTCCTCCACCCTATATATGGATTTTTCTGTCTCTAAATTGACTATCTCTACAGATGTAAAGGAGGAAGCTAGGAGCCCAATACCTACAATAAATACGTTAGCAGTCCCGTTTCCTATATTAGTGGTGACCTGTGTTGCAGTTGACCCAAGCACTTTAGTAGGTGACATACTCCCAACATTTGAGCCACCACCAATATACCCAGTGAAATTGCCACTGACTCCTGCATTTATTTTTATACGATTAATGTTGTCCACCTATTAATACCCAGTTATCGATGAGGCACCCAACATCATATAGTCCTCATTATCTTCGATCTCGTTTAAGTATTCTTCTTCTAATAAATCTTTAGCTGTTGGCGCCACATACATCTTATCTAGCCCTAGAGCTATCCAAGCTGTAGCATCGACTTGGTCCATAAACTTACCACGAGGGAATTGTAGGAATTCGAGTTGCATAGTGCTGAACCAGTCAGCCTCAGTATCAAACTCTACTTTACCTTGCCTCATCCTTGCCTGCAAAGCCCTCGCTCGTTTTTGCTTATCTTGCGTAGCTGTTTGTACTTGTATGTTTGGGAAAGATCCTCTAGCTTCCATCTCTTTATTTAAGACTGGGCCTAGAGTACGGGCTATGTTCTCTTGCTCTATGAAAAACATCTCAGGGCTATACATATATTGTATCTCAAATATCATATCTAAGATGTCTAGTGCATCGCCCCTGAATCTACGAACATCTCTTATCCTTAAGATGTTGTTAGCAGTTAAGCCTGCTACTACGAATACTGAGTAAGCTGCTGTATCCTTCTGAGATATAGCTAAGTCAACCCCTACGTAGTAGTCTTCTGGCTGCTTGTCTTCTTCTATCTCTGGTATATCTGTCTTTCTAAAGTAGGCGTTAGTCTCGTCAATAGGGTAGTTTAAGAATTCCTGAGAGTAACCTTCTGGGTAACCCTGCTCTATGAAGTTCTCTCTTAACCTTTTGAAATGCTCCGCTGTATACTGTTCTTTCCAAAGTATCTTGCTGAAGTCTTCGTTGTGGGCTTTATACCTTATAGCCTTCCAAGTCCTTTTGGCAGTAGAGTAAGACTTTAAGTCTTCTTCCACTGTGTAAGGGTCGTCTAGAGGAGGCATCATGCCTTCTAGTAAGGAGTCCATGTGCAGGATAGTACCTACCACTCTAAACTTAGCCCCTTTGGCTCCTGACTGCATCAATGCACTCATGAACCACTGCTTAAACTTTCTACGACGCTCGTCGTTCATCACGATCTCGTCGTTCTCTAAGTCATCACAGATATACAGATTAGGCCTCTTGCCTCTCCATATAAAACCACGAATCCTTTGCTCTGAGCCTTTTACAATAACTCTGCAGAGGTGTCCATCCCTGAACCTTACTATTAACTCTGACTCTTTGTCTTTCTTGAAAGGGTATATTATCCCAAACAATTCTTTTAGATCTTCGTTCTCACTTAGCTCAGACTTAATACCATTGAGGAAGTTTACTGCCTGCCCCTCTGTGTCTGATACGATCATGATGTGATCAGCTGTTCTGAAACAGATGTTAGCTATAGCGTAAGAGTGTGTTACTGCTGTACTTTTAGCGTGACCCCGTGGTGCTGCGACTGCTACGTTAGGTTCATCTGAACACATTAGCTCCCACAGTTCCATGTGGAATTCCGGAGTTGCTGCTCGATTGTCGAAGTTTCTAGCTAATAGAGAGTTTACTAACCCATAGATTAGATCTGGGGTTAACTCAACCTTCTCTATCTCTTTCTCTTGCATTATTTATCATTCTCGTAACGTCTGCGCCAGTTTTCTTTTTCTTTGTGCCATCAATCTCAGTAGCTTTACTGTATTGGGCAAAGGCTTCTAGTTTGCCTTTAATATCTCTTAGGGGGTCTTGCTTACGTTGGATGCTTGTAGCATCACCACGTAGTAAGGCTCGCCTATCGAAGAAAGTTGCTGAAGTTAGAGCTATATCTTTACCAGACATTGGGACTCTTTTTAGTTCCCCGCTGGGTGTGAGCCTGTAGTCACCATTCTTAAGTCTATCCAAAGCTGCGTCTTGAGCTTCGTGCAGATAGTTGGTGATACTAGCGTCTAACTCTGCTTGTTTCTCTGTCTTTAACTTTAGTTGAACTTCGTCCCACCAAGGAGATTTGAACCTCCAAGCACTCAGAAGATTCCAAGGTATTCCAACATCTTTAGCCGCTCTCTTTGTGTTACCACAGTTGAAGAAAGCTACTGCTGCCTCTACCTTTTTAGATATAGGGTAAGTCTTGTAGTTTGGGTTACCTGAAGATTGTCCTAACTCTCTGAAGTCTATATCGCCAAATCTCTCTTCTTGAGTTATGGCCTCATCTTCTCTATCTTCTAATGGGATCATCTCGATCTCAACTTTCTCTTATTACTTTGTAAACCAGATTGTAGCTGCCACTAGGCCACCAACTAAGATAACTCTGTAAAGGTTATGCACAATCCGGTAAGCTTTTGTTTTGTAGTCCTGCCTAAAGAAAGGTTTCTCATTGTCTAACCGCCAGTAAGGTTTCATCTTGTAAAACTTACCTGTCACCAGTAATGCTCCGATTAGCATACCAGTAAACGAGTGTGTCACCTCTACCAGAGAAGCCGAGAAACGTTTAGTAGCATCTTTGGGACCAAGTTCACCCTGCAATTCTCTAATTCTGTCTAGATCTTCCTGTGACATAATAAGTTAGGACTTCTTTTTAGTTTTTGTTTTCTTCTTTTGAGATTTAGTTCTCTTCAGACCCGGTGTGAGGGCATTCGGAGCTGATGCACGTGTCATTACCATCCGAATCACCGCTTTCCTTTTCTACCACCAGCCGCTTTGCCAGCTCTAGAACCCGATTTGCCGCCCTTAGAGAGGTTTGCATGTGCATTTTCACGTTTGATGTTGCTTTTCGCATTAGAACCACCACTCTTGATAGATTTTACATGACCAGCATGAACTCTACTGGTAGTCTTCTTGCCTGTAGACTTCTCCAAGGCCCGCTTAGCCCGATGCTGCTTGGCATTGGTGCTATTCGAGCCTGNACCAACCTCTTTACGCTTCTTAGCAGTTGCGTATTCTTGCTTATAGTTACGTTTGTAGTTGGGAGAAGAAGGCATATTACTACTACTTGCTCTTAGGCAGAGCTGATTTTTTGATGCTATCTTTGGTTAGGTCACCATTAACAGCCATAGTGATGATTTCCATGATGTCATCATCCAGTGTATTCTTTGTGCTACGCACGTAGGCATTGGCCAGAGCAAGTAAGATACGCTTACCAGCCGCAGCTGTTACCATTTTTATCATAAGTGTCATTAACATTTTCATAGTCTTCCCGTTGGTTAGATTGAATCTAAGAGAGCTTTGCGTTTCATCATAGCTTCTTGAGTTTTACCGGCCATACCAGTCATTTTAATCTGACTAGTCTTCCCAGTTGCTTTTGTTCGAGTGTTCTTTTTAGGCTTCTTCTTCTTTGCAGAAGGATTAGTCTGTGTGTTCTTATATCCAGGCATTGTTTATCTCCAAGTTCTGCTAGAAGGAATTCCCACTAGAGAGTGAATTAATTGTTTCCTTAGTACTCTCATCTAAGAAGTTAACTGTAAGAAAGTACGCATTAGGGTCTTGAGTAGGGGCTGATGTACAGAAAGGCCCCGCAGTAAAGTTAAGGGAGTCTGTAGTCGGATTGGACGCTGTCAGCAAAAACTGAACTGCGTTACCGCTTACCCAAGCATTATTTGTAACCAATTGCTTTATCTGACTAGTGACGTCTATGTTGTATGTAGCGTCTGTCAGATTAGGTGCGAGTGGGATGTTGCTAAATGTCCCAACCGAGATAGTGCTTGCCCAGGTTGTGGGCCCATTAGTCAGGTCTGCGACAGGGGCATCAGCTATGCTGTGTATAGAGACTGTTAAGTCTGGATTGTTCACCTTAGCTTCAAATTTCAATGAGAGGGTAGCGGATTCTATCTTGCTAGAGTCTGCCGGCATCGCCGTATTTGGAAATCTTAAGCTGTAATGACGATCGGTCCCGAACACCGGGTCATAACCTACTTTATTACCTATAAGGTTAGTTATAGCGAGAACGTTCCAGAATGTGTCTGTTGAACTATAGAGACTCGCATCATTAAGTGTCCCAATCGTTGTCTTTGATTGCGCCATTTTAGTATTACCTATTTTGTTAATTAGATCTGGAGCGATCTCTTTTTTGTTCAATCTCCAGTTTTTGAAGTACCACTCAACCGACCTCTTTACATCGTCTATAGGGACGGGAGTTTCGAAAGTTTGCCAAAGTACACCAAGAGTTGGGCCAACGTCTAGTCCATATCCAACCATTGTTGCTATTGGTGTGGCTTGAGGGACAGCAAGTCCGGTACCCCAATCACTGAGATCTCCATTGGAGTCATCCATAGCGATTGCATATACCTTGTTACTGGAATTATCATAGTACAAGGCGGCCAGTATAACGTCCCCAACAG